CTGACAGCCAAAGGTATTTGCAAAACAGAGACAGCACGATAAAATTAAAAGATTATATTACTGAACCTTTTGTATGCGAATACATAAGAATAAGCGGAATAGAAGCACAATTTTATAATGATGATAATATTTCACAGTACCCTAGACCAAACCAGGTAGGAGTACAGGCTCAATTTCCGGGATCACCTACGTTAGTTGTTGCAAGTACATCTATATTATATAATGTGCTACATACATTTTTGTTGCGACAATATAAATCAAATAAAGTTTTTAGCAGTACGTTACCGGTAGTAGACAAAAATAATAATGTATACACCGCGTCAATTGGTGATGTTACAACAAATGAATTTAACAGAGATTTGTTTTGGTCTGACCATTGTAGTTTGTTTTCAGGTAATTCAACTGAGCTGGGTGGAGCAGCACTATCGGATTGGGGTAGTGCCATGGCATCTTCCCCGCAGCATAACATAACAGATTTGATTGATGACGTATATAGGTTAAAAACAGATCACAAAATTATAAAAATAAGTGATACTAGACTATCTGGGTATAGTGACACTCAGCAAATTAATTTTTCTAAAAAACCATCGATGTCTTTCAAAACTGAAACTTCTGGTTTTCTATCGCGATTGCCTTTGAGTGAATACTATTATGCAACTTTAAATCATAAGTATATTGGCAATTCTGCAAATCATAGCGAACTTTCATCTGCTAGGTTTTTTGGACCAGCTTTGGTTGGATTGGGTGAAGAAACATCTTCACCTGGGAACGTATACGTAGATAATGTTTCATTTGCAACTAATCCGCCAATCAATTTTACGACAAAAGAACTTACAGATAGTAAAACAAATTATTTATTGATGCCAGAAGACGAATTAATATTCGGCATGCAAACTAATAATATTATTGAGAATTCAAAATATCATGAGTTAGGTGTGAAAATATTAAGTACTTCAAATATAAAAATAGAAATGTTTGGGTCTTATCTTAAAGATTTAAAACCAAAAAAGTCGGTTAGAAATCAAACAATTGGTTTTGGAAAAAATATGTCTTCTGTGGCTAATGATGTGCCAAACGATCATGATCAGTTTGATTTAGGCACGATAGGCGAATATACTGGTTCAATGGTTGATGAAGTATATGGCAATGTTTCAGCGCTTACGGAAATTAATTCAGGATTAAGTACTTTTCATGTTGATAGCATGAACCGCGGAAGAATAGGGAGCGTAAGTGCTGGCACCGCAGGTGTTTTTGGATCTTTAACTAGAAATATTAGAATAGATAATGATCAAGAGTATGAAGAACACAGTCTTTGTTTTGATATTCCAAAACTGTTTGAGAAAATTGGTAAAAGTAATACAATAAGTGAAACAGAATCTGGTGGTCAAAGTAGAAGGTTGTTTCTTATAGGTGACCACAGCGAACCTTATAATGAAAAATGGTCTTTTAGTTATATATATGAAGAATATGATATTGATAGCACTGATTTATTAATCACACCATTTTCAAATGATAATAGAGCACACGGCCTGCAATATAGAAATGCAGCGGTGTCACCCTACATGACAAATCACTTTAGTGAACCATTTGATTATTCAGTATATTCAGATGCGTTTGTTATTTTAGATCCAACCATTACAAATAAATACACAGTTGATGATGTTGATACATTGGTTAAACAAATCTCACTAGGGGATGTTGACACTGCATACCGAGTACTAGTTTCTACGGGCCCTAGATCTAGAGGTCGTCATCACTTTAGGCCTAACCCAAATCAAGCTTTGCAAAAATTTGCATTGCATCTGCGAGGGTTGAAATATGGTCTTAGTAATCACAAACCTAGTTCTGACGCAGCTGTATTTAGGCGTACAAGTTACGGACAGTTTAGGGACATGCTCGAACAAAGAAAGCAAACGACTTTATACACTGCGCAAGGGCAGTCAGGGTTAGAAATTATTAATTCTTCAATCCCAGTGCAAATAGAATGTAGAGATATATCTGATGGCATAGTGTTAGATTTAACAGATGACGTTAGTAAAATTAAAAGAAACAACAAAGATTTTTATCAGAAAAGCACAAAAGGGTTTTTTGACAACGAGCCTATATATAATGATCCAAACGCAATAACTGACGAGGATTTAATTACTATTGAATAATTATTAGTTAAAGTTAGGAAAGTTAAGTTATGCCAAAGCCAAAAAGTACAACGCTGGACAAGCTGGGTTTAAGTAAAGTCAAGCTAGGACAATCTGCCGCAACTAATAACACAAAGTGGACAGATAATGAAATAAAAAAATCAGACCTGCTTGTTTTAAGAAATGCAAAGACAGAATTTGTTGCAAATGTTATAGCGCCTAACGGTTTTCAAGTAGGTTTGACACAGAATGGTTATTCAAAAAATTTATTAGTAACCGGTGATGTTACAGCCACTGGGTTAACTGGTTCATTGACACAATTAAAAAGCGGAGCTCCTTACCTTAAATCAGGTACAAATATTGCGATTACTACCGGATCAGATGGCTCTGTTACTATTTCTAGTGACAATATTGGCACGGCGATAGATATTGCTGGTTTAAGTAATAGTTTAACGTATAGCACACTAGCTTCCGGTGATCTAGCAGCTATAGCTGATGTTAATGATTCTAATAATGTAAAAAAAATAACAGTCGCTAACATTGGAAGATATTTAGGGTCAGCAACAAATGCTGGTTTGATTGGCGGCACAAGCAGTGGTAAATTATATTTAGATTTTGATAATTTGGCATCAGCCACAGTCAATGTAGGGTCAGATTTAATTGCATTTTATGACAGTAGTTCAACTGACACTATTAAAACTAAAAAAGATACTATAGCTGATCTGGTTGAAGCAATAAGAGGTACAACGTCTGATACAGGTTTGACTTCTACTAGCGGTGTTTTAAGTATCGATATTACAAATATGTCTACTGTCGCCAGTTTAGCTGGTAGCGATGAAATATTAATATATGACATTACAGAATCCGGATTAAAAAAGACAACTGTCAGTGATATACAAAACCTAGGTTTAGATTTAGACACAGTTAGTGCAGGTATTATCGATGTTGGCAATGACAGTATAGTTTTTATTGATTCAAGCGACTCAAATGGCTCGAAAAAAGAAAGTGTTGTCGATTTTATAGCAGCTATAGCTGGTACCGGATTGTCAGCTGCAGCTGGTGTTTTAAGCTTAACTTCTAATGCAATAACAGTAACAGCTGGTGATGGTTTAACTGGAGGCGGCTCAGTTGCTTTAGGTTCTTCTACGACTTTAACAGTTGATGCATCCGGGTTTGCTGGCACTGGGTTAGAAGATGATGGATCAGGAAATTTAAGAATTTCTTCTGCTGCAGCTGGAGCTGGTCTGACCGGTGGTTCTGGCACTGCATTGTCACTTAGTTTTGGCAATGGCTCCGGTAACGTTGCACAAGGTTCAAATACAATTACAATTGTTCCAGGAGATGGGCTATCGACTGGTGGCACTGCTATTATTGGTAACGCTACTTCAAACATTGTTTTAGATATAGAGCCAGAAGATTTTGCTGGTACCGGAATATCAGTTAGCAATAATAATATGCATACATATTTAAGCGCTAGTACTAATATTACGATTACAACTGGGTCTGATGGGCATTTAATAATAGCAGCTGATGGTGCCGGTTTAGGTTCTATGTCATCTTTTAATATTCAAAGCGATGATAGTAACACTAGCACAATCGAGAATAGTGAAACTATAATTCTTTCTGGTGGTGTTGGTGTCAACACTTATAAACCATCAGATAATCAGATTGTTTTTGACATCGACGACTCAGTTGTTGCAACGCTTTCTGGTTCTCAGTTTTCTGGCAATGTCGGAGTAACTGGTTCTATAGAAGCTACTAGTTTCTTTAGTGGATCCATGTTTAAGGCACCAGTCTTATCTGGATCTTTGACCCAGCTGGAGGACGGTAGTTCTTATTTGATTGCTGGTAATAATATTACTATCACAACTGGGTCAAATGGATCTATAACGATAGCAGCTGCAACTGGCAGTGCTGGCAGTAATCCGGGCAGTCCCGTTAATAGTGTGCAGTTTAACAATTCCGGCACTCTAGGCGGCGATACGGATTTTTTATATAATAGTACCGATAATATTTTAACCTTGTCTGGTACCGTACAGCAGTTAACTGCCAGTATATTTTCTACGGAATATTCAGGATCTGTTAGTTTAATTACACAAGCCGATTTTGATAGTAACATTACATTTGTTTTACCTGAAGATGTAGGTGAAAAGTTTCAGTTTTTACAAACAGATGGTACTGGTAATTTAACTTTTGACTTTGCAGATCGTGTAAGAATACAAGTAAGAAATAATTCTGGCTATGATTTAGATGCAGGGACGCCTGTTTATATTACTGGCTATAATGCCGGGGGAGATAGAGCTTACATTGCTGTTTCTTCTGCTTCTTTAGATTCTACAATGCCAGCAGCTGCTATTTTGGCAGAAGATTTAAATAATAACTCTAACGGACACGCAGCGCTTATTGGTTTTTTAGAAGGCGTAGACACCTCAGCTTTTAGTGTTGGCAACACGTTATATGTTGCAGCGGATGGAGGTTTAACAGATACAAAGCCACTAGATGCGGATGTGTTGATACAAAACGTTGGATTTGTTTTAAAAGCTGCAAATAACGGAATTATGTATGTAACATCTCCGGGAAGGACAAATGACGTTCCAAACGACTTGGTAGGAAGAGCTGGTTTATCGGGATCTTTACAAACTTTAGTTAATGGTGACCCATATTTAATTGCTGGTACAAATATTACAATTTCTACTGGGTCCGATGGTTCTATAACTATATCATCTACTGGCAGTGGTGGAGGTGGATCAATTACTGCTAGTAGTGGATCGACTACAATAACTAACATGTCGACAATAAGGTTTGGACCTGGTTTAATTATGAATGAAGATTCAACAGGAATAGCATCTGTCACAGCATCAATTGGCTTACCAGAGGATGGTACTTATACTGATGGGCTATTTACGGATTTTACGCCGTCAACTCCCATAGGTACAGCTATCGATAGGTTTAATGAAATACTTTCTTCACTCTCACCTAGTCCAGCTCCTGCTTTGGACAACATATCAGAAAATGTGTCTAATGGTATCAGTGCAGTTTTATCTTTTGGTGCTAGTAATGATCAAACTTCTGAAACACCATCATATCCGTCTGTGTTGTCAACTGCAGGACTTGGCGACGAAAAAGATGTAAATGAAACATATTCAGCAACAACTGATGGTGACAACAATATCAGATTAGGAATATATGCTAAAACACAAGATGTTAGTGGGATATTAAATGATGATGTCGTTAGTAATAATCAAGGTGGCGGCAGTTATGTAAATTATCCTGCAAATAGCTTTGGTGATGGTGATACTGGTGTTTTAAAACTAGAAGTCAACGGATCTGTGTTAAAAGAGATAGATTTAACAGTCGAAGCTGGCGCAGGTGACTCTGGGTCAGGTACTGCTGACTATTTGAATGCAAATTTATCTGGTTTTTTAAATATATCTACAGCTACGGCCGGTACCTTTTCAAATGGTAGCACTTTTGAAACATTTAAACACAGAACCGGTGAATATATTGTTAAAACTGCAGATCAAAGAAACGGTTGGAACTACTTAAGAGTTACTCATGTTAAAACCGGATCAACTGTAACAACTAATTATGTTGAATGGGTTAATGATGATAATGCGGATGCATTAAATAGCGCTGGAAATTCAATTAATTTTGAAGGGTCCGGCTCAATACATTTATCCGGTGTAGAATACTTTCAAAGTGGCAGCTTAACATATAACAATCGTGTCTCTAATGCTTATAAATACGTATATGACACAAATAATGTGACATTTTCAACTTCTAATTCAGCAGATAGTAGCAACAGTCTATCATTTAGTTTTTCTGCGCTATCAAAAGAGTCAATTGACACTGCTGGCGGTGAAGATCATACAAAACAGCTACATATTACTAGGTCAACTGATATTGACGCAAATTATTTTTTAAATGGCACAGTAACTGTTGGCACAAATGTAACTCATCCTTTAAAAGCAAACCTTTCTAACTCTGGTCAGGCAACAGCTAATCAAATATTGATGTATAATCTAACAAATACGTCAAGTCCGCAGCTGGAAACGTTTAGAAGGGAAGATTACCGCATAATATCTAGCAGTTATGACACACAGGCTAGTACTACTGCGTCAGAAAACATATGGAACTCAGAAACATACATTACAGGATCCGGAGCACACAGTGATGGGCTGCAATTTTATGATAGAAAGCTATTTGCGCCAACAAATACTTTAAATTCAGGCGACTTTTCATCTTTTGCAAATGGTCCATCAGGAAACCCGGATTATTCCGCGGAAACTAGTGGAAAAAGAACATTTTTTAGAACCTTTCAAAACAATTCTGGTGATTTTGCTCGAGATTTTGATATTACAATATCAGGTACTGGCACAGATATTGATAGTTTAGGTACGTCTTTGAGCACAGACAACATACATGTATTGATTAGATGTCCACAAACCAGTAGTTGGATGGATTTAGGTAGTGAATTTAACTATCAATCTAGCAGTTACGGCGATGGTGGTTACATTGGTACGTTTACTCGTGCTTTAGGAACACAAAATCATTTTAGTTTTGGCACCGGGTCTATAGCTGCAAATGACAGAATTGTTGTAGCCATCGAAGCCGATGCCAGCTGGGCAGGTAATATATCAGAAATATCAGTAAATTTTCCAGCGACAGCTAATAATGCTGTAAATGACTCTGACCCTGTACAAGATTTAGATTCTGCGGACAGCGGCAACGTTGGATACTTAAGTTTCGGTGCTAGCAATGATTTGTCTTCTGTCGCTGATGGCAGTTATGTTAGTGTTACAAATGCAGCTGGGTTAGGAAGTGAAGACGTTAATGATCTGTATACTACTGAAACATCATCTGGAAATGAAAGAATTAGATTATTTCAGAAAACAACAGAAATTAATGGTACAGTTAACCAGAGTACGAATGCTAACGGTAACAGTTACCCGGCGAATAGTTTTAGAGATGGCCACACTGGTTCTCTAGTGTTAGAAATTAATGGCGTTGAAAGCCACAGTGTAGACTTGTATAATTTTACTTTAGGCACAGTTGGTAATACTACCTCATATAACTCGAATGGATCCGGGTTTTTTAATATTACAGAGGCGCTTAATGGAAAAGATGGTGACAATTTACCCGATTTTCGAAAATTTTATAGAACAGCAGATTATAAAGTTACAACTGCTGATCAGGTTAACGGCATGAACTATGTTAGAGTAATACACAGAATAGATGGTGAAACAGATCGTGAAACTGATTACATAGAGTGGGTCAATGATGATGACTCTAACAACATATCAATATCGAATACAGGGTATACTCAGTTTGGAGCGGCTGCATTTTATAATTTGTCTGGTGTCAAGTACTTCACAACTACCAATAGGCCAACTGGAAGTTTTGATTTTACAGTTTCAAATGCATACAGAAACGTTTACAGTGACAGCAGCAGTGCTATATCAACATCTACTTCATTATTTACAGTAACCAGCATTGAAGTGTCAGGTTCGAAGTTAACATCAGGCGGTAACACCGTTTCTGGCACATCTCGTTCACTACAAACATTAGATGCGACAAAAAGTGACGTGCATGAAGCTGTGTTCGATGTTACAGCAAGTATTAGATACTCCGGAGCAAATTCACTACCCCCTTCTTCAGTTGGTGTTTCAACAACACAAAGAAGAGGATCTTTTAACTCTACTATTTCACACGTTTTTTCTGCAAAGAATGCTAGCGTTGGCAGCACTAACAGTGATTACTTCCTAGTTTTCAGCGATAGTAATACTTCGAATGCAAACACCCGCGAATATTTCGATAGTGAAACTTATAGATTGGTTTCAGGCAGTTATGCAGCACAGTCGGATGTTACTGATTCTTCGAATGAGTGGTCATCAACGACTAGCTTAAATGACAATGCTTCTTACCCTGAACATGCTACAGGGTTGTTAATATATAATACGCAACTAATGTCACCTACAAAGGGTCCAGACAGTGGTGATTTTAGAGACGTAAATGAGGGCGGAAGTTTTATAGCGCCACCTGGGAACCCAGATTACAGTAGCTTAACAAATAGTGAAAGAGATTATTATCGATACTTTTATAATAACACAGTTAATAGTGTTGCGCAAGTAACAATAACTGTTTATGGTGATGCTACTTTGGTAACTAGAGCGACAGCCTTAAGTGGTAAAAATGTATACATCGATGCTAAAATTCCTGGCAAAACTGGTTTTTTAGACACAGCTTTAGGCGCGCTTGGTGGAAACAATGATGGAGATGGAGGCCTTTCAGGCGATTTAGATCCAACCATCGATGGAAGCGGAGCAACAAATATATGTACCTTTAATGGCCAAAGATTACTTGGTTCAATTGAAGGTTCAGAATATTTAATATTAAGAATAGTCACAAATGACAGCTGGACAGGATATATATCTAGAATAGACGTGAGTTACAGTTAATGGCCGGGAAAACAAATTTAACAGCAACATTATTTGCGCAGAAAAAGCTTCTGAACAAATCTCATACTGGGGTTAATGCTTCTGATGCACAAGAAACTATCCCATCAGCGGTTCAGGTTTCTGCGCAGACTATTTTTGCAGAAGACATACCAACAAATCCTGCAAAAACTCTGTATCTTTTGCAAAGTGCTTCAGCTGGTTTAAATGCAACCGTTGAATATGTACAATTTGATTTAGAAGCAATATCAGGTACTGCTTATGACGCAAATGATTATGATTCTGATGCATCAGCGCAATCTCCTGGTACTCATGCCTATCAATTATATTTGACCGGAGACTATACTAGCTTAACTTCAAACACCAAGGCTGGGAATGGTACTTTTGACAATTCAAGATTACTTTGGGAAACCCTGGGTGCATTACAAATTGTACCACAAAGTTTTTCTGAGCTAGCGCCTAATCCATACAGATTAGACTTATTTGACCAAAATGGCAATACTATTGACCCGCTAGCTGAATTAGATTGGTCTATTGATACATATAGTGGAATTTTATTTGTACAAGATTATGATGCTAGCAAAATACCAACAACTGCTCGAGCTTTTATATATGTTGGTCAAATGCTTTCAGAAAGTCTTGGTTCCGGTGGGGGCGGTGGAGGCTCAGGTGATATCACAGCTGTCACTGCAGGAAACGGCTTAACTGGTGGAGGTACATCAGGTGCAGTTACATTAAATGTTGGTGCCGGTACTGGTATAACTGTAAATGCTAATGATATACAAATCGACGACTCCGCTGTTGCGACTTTAACTGGTTCAATATTTTCTGGCACTGTACAGGCGCCAGCATTGTCTGGCTCTCTGACGCACTTGGAAGATGGTACATCATATTTGATAGCAGGGAACAATATAACAATTGTTACTGGATCAAACGGATCTGTTACTATTTCTTCAACTGCTAGTGGTGGCGGAGGCGGTGGAAGCGGTGAAAATGATGCAGAATACGTATTAACAACTGCAACTGGATCATTGACAAATGCTAAAGTTATAGAAGCTGGAGCAGGTATATCATTAACTACAGGGTCAAACTCTTTAACAATATCCGCAGATATATCTGCTATTAATGGCAGAAGTAAGGTCACATATTACTTAACTGGCACTCATAGCGCTTACAATCCTTTAGATATATCAGGGGTTAATTTTTCTGATGCTGGTTATGATTCTAATAAGATAGACGTGTCATTTAATGGTCAGTTGTTACACACAGGTTCCAGTGCATTGGTCAATTCTAGTGATAGAGACTATTATCTTTCTGGTACTGGCAGTATTGTGTTTGGATTTGATTTAGTGCAAGATGATATCATTGATACTGTTATAAGTGTAGTTGGAGGGGGAACAAATAATCAAGGCGGAGAAACTGCAGCTAGTTATCTAGTTTTGTCAAACACAGGTTCATTATCTAATGAGAGAGCTTTTGTTGCTAGTACTGGTTTGTCATTTACTGATGGCGGTTCTAATGGTAATTATACACTATCGATAGATGACAGCGTTGTTGTTACACTTACTAGCTCTGCAGTTTTTTCTAACGGGATATCCGGATCCCTAACACAATTAGAAGATGGTTCGAGTTACTTGGTTGCTGGTGAAGGAATTTCAATAGTTAGTGGGAGTAATGGTCAAGTTACTATTTCTTCTAGCGGAAACGCTGTAGTAACTAAATGCGTATATAACATTACTGCATCTATATCTTCTGGTTCAGCTTTAAGTACTGCACAATCAGATTTTCAATCAGCAGGATACAAACCTAGTCTAATAGACGTTTTTTTCAATGGCGTACTAGCGATGTCAGGTACAGATACACAGGTAGGAGACGCAGCTGCAGATTATTTTTTATTTACCGACAATGAAATTAAATTTGGGACTAATCTAGAAGAAGGCGATACAGTAACCGTTATTACAACAACTACTGGGTCTAACAATTTATCTGCTGGCAGTTGTGGTGAAGGTGGCGAAGTATACACTGCGGGTGTCGGGTTAAATTTGACTGCTAATCAGTTTAGTATCGATAACACTGTAGTCGCAACTCTAACCGGTTCACAGTTTAGTGGAAACGTAGGGGTAACTGGGTCTCTCGAGACGACCAGTTATATGAGCAGTTCAATGTTTAAAGCTGCTATATTGTCGGGATCCTTAACAACCTTAGAAGACGGTAGTGCTTACTTAGTTGCTAGTGATAACATAACTATAACAACAGCTTCTTTAGGGCAAATATATATATCATCGACTGATACTGATACTACGTATACAGCTGGCACAGGGTTAAATTTATCTTCGACTGAATTTGAAATTGATGATTCTGTCGTAGTTACTCTCACGTCATCCGCAAATTTTTCAAATGGGTTAAGCGGTTCTTTAACACAGTTGACTGACGGTTCTTCTTATCTTATTGCAGGTTCTAATGTAACAATTACATCCGCTTCAAACGGAGCAATAACAATTGCATCTACAGGTGGCGGCACCACTTATACAGCTGGGGATGGCTTATCTTTAGTAGGCACGGAATTTTCTATTACTAGCAGCATTGCCGGATCAGGCCTTACAGAATCTAGCGGTGTTCTCTCAGTTGTTAATGGGACAAACGGTGGTCTTTTTGTCGATACAAACAGCGTTAGCTTAAATCTAGCCAATCTTGCTGAGGCTGTAGTTGATGTTGCTAGTGACTCAATAGCTATTATTGATGCGGATGGTTTCACAACAAGGAGGGAAACAATAGCTGATTTGATCGATGCAGCTGCCGGTACCGGAATAAACGCAGCATCCGGTGTGTTTAGCATTGATGATTCTGTTGTAGCTACTATATCCGGATCTCAATTTTTTGGTAATGTTGGAATTACCGGATCTTTAGGCGTTGAAAGTACAACAATTTTTAACGGTGGTATTCACGAAAACTTTGAAACAAAATCAGCAGCAACAGGTGTTGTAACGCACGATTGTAGTACCGGTCATATCTTTTTCCATTCTGGTTCAACTTCAAACTTTACAGCTAACTTTACAAATCTTAATTTAGCTACTGCTTTTGCAACCAACTTGACGCTTTTAGTTACTCAAAGTGCAACAGCATATATTCCATCTGCAGTTCAGATTGAAGGTTCGGCACAAACACTAATGTGGCAGGGCGGATCTGCGCCGTCTGGAACATCCAATGGTCAAGATGTGATATCATTTAGTATACTTAACAATTCTGGATCTTACGTTGTATTGGGTCAATTGGTAGGATTTGGATAATGTTTAGTTCGTTTACAAGATCGTTTCGTGCTGGTAGAAGACCTCTTGTATCTTCTGGCACAGCTTGGTCTCCAAGTACGGATATCACACCAGTAGCATGGTTTGATGCATCTGACACTGAAAATTATACTACGAGTGGCACAACATTAACTAGTGTTACTGACAAGGCTGGTACATATACTATGAATATTATCAACAATCCGACCGTTGTTGATAATGCGCTTAATGGATATTCTGTATTTGATTTTAATGGTTCTGCGTCACTTATAAGCGACTCATTTGAAGCTCAGGTTGATGGTAACGGAAATCATTGGGCAATAGGTTTATTTCTGGCAGATACGGTTGATCACACTAGAGATAGTTTTTGGTCTTATCAAACAAATCAATCGCCTAAAAGAGATTACGCAATTTCATCGGCGGCTGATGATAATACATGGCCCGGAGAATTAGACTTAGATGCATTGTCTTCAAATAGAATATCTTCTACTATAGGTAATAAGGAGAGTTTTGATTCATCATTAAGCGTGGATAATTGGCATATAGTAGTAGCAATTTTTAACAAAACTGGTAATCAAATTTCTGTAAGGGTAGATGGTGCTAATGCTTTCACTCCAGTTAACGATTATGATAATTCACTGTCAACAAATCAGGATTTAAGGATTATGAGAAACAGAGCAAATAGAAGACTAGATGGTCAATTTGCAGAATTTTTTGCAGTCGCTGATCTTCCAGGTACCGGTGGCACAGATATCACAGACGTTGAAAAAGCAGAAGGTTATCTAGCTCATAAGTGGGGCGTCACTTCCGTTTTGCCTAGTGATCACCCATATAAAAATGACCAGCCATAAATAAAATTAAAAATGCAAATCAACAGATATTATAATATTATTGTATAATTAGTTATATTACAAATGAGAGATTAAATGAAAACATATAAAACATCAGATCTATCAATCGCTGCATATATAATGATGAAAGGCATGAAGCTAATTAACGCGAATAGATCCAGCTCAGGCCAGTTTCAATTTGAGTTTGAAGACCCTAATGATTTAGGTACCAAATATGCAATTGAGTTTACTAGTAGCGACTGTGCTGTTTATGATAATCATGTAAGAAATTTAAAAAAAATATTATATAGAAATTAATTGACATTGTTTTTTTCAACATACTTAGTATAAACAGTTAAGAAGGGAAAGCAAAGGTCTCTAGTTAGGTTAGTAAGTAGTTAGGTATTATTCGAATAAAACAAAACTTAAACATATTATATAACTTAAATGGAGATTTTTTATGGCTATAAAAACTCAAATGAGATTGCCTCAAATCACTGGTTCTTTTGGAACAAACGCTGGGCGAATTAACGAAAATATTACCGCCGCAGAAAAAAACGATATTAATGCGACTGACTTGTCAGTTATACTTTCACATATGGCTGCAGGTATTAAGAGAATTCACGGTAAAGCTGATTTTTCTAATGCTGCTGCTGGTACTTTTCATCAAAATTTAGTACCTGATGCAGATGGTACACGTGATTTTGGTTCATCAACTTTAGATTGGAACAATATATATGCTGCTACTGGTAGTTTCTCAAGTAACGTTACAATTGAAGGAAACTTGACAGTTAACGGTACAACAACAACTATCGATACCGTAAATACAACAATCCAAGATACACTTATTGCATTAAACTCTGGGTCTGATGGATTTGGTACATCAAATAATGACGTTGGTATCTTGTTTTCATCACCGACAGTAGGGGGACAGTCTTCTGCATTGTTTATTGATGAAAGTGATCCAAATGATGTGTTTGTATTTTCAAAAACTTGGACATCTGCAAGTGCGACACAAATTTCTTATGCTACATCTGATTTAGCAACAGTTAGATTGGGTAAATTAGAAGTTGAAGATGCGGGCGACTCTATATCTATTGACTCAAGCAATTTGTTAATTGCTGCAGCTGCAAAAGGTATTTTATCTGGTTCTACTGGTGTTGATATTGGCGTTGATAATGGAAGTGATGTAGCTATCCAAATTGGTGGATCAGATCATATCGTGATATCGGCTGAAAATAGTGATGGTCAAATCAGAGTTGAAGGAACCGCTGCCTTAATTCTTTCTGGTACAAACGGAACAGTACTTGGTGGTGATAACGGTGCTCAGGTCGACATCCAATTGGCTGGATCAAGTATCGGTACGATTAATCAAACAAGCGGCAATTTTACACTTTCCGGATCAGATGGCACAGCTATACTTTTGGATTCACCTTTGGGATCTTTTACATTTGCTCGAGATTTAGCTAATAACAATGCTAGAGGTATTCAAGCACTAGTTGGGGCTGGCGAATTTAATTTTGTTAACGTCGATGCAATTGATGCTAACAATGCTGGCTTTAAGTTTGCCTTAAGTAACAATTTTCAAGAGCAAAGATTAGAAATGTCTGGTGCTGTCAGATTCTTAGAAGACAGCAACGGTGGAAACTTTGTCAACTTACGTGCACAAGACAGTATAGACAACAATTTTCAACTTTTACTTCCTAATGTACAAGGTTCTGCAGGAGAGGTATTGAAAATTGATAGTGTTGCTACTGTTGATGGTCTAAGTACTGCAACTCTAGCATTTGCTGCTGCTGGTGGTGCTGCTAACTCTTCAAAGAATGCTTTCACAGTTACAGCTAGTATGAATGCTGGGAATGTTTTGAGTAATGATGCAAATGGTGGTACTAAGTTTGATGTAAGTGCTGTATCTTCTGCAAACGCCGCAAATGCTATTGACGTATACTTGAATGGTCAGCTTTTGGTTTCTAGTTCTGACGCATATGTTGGTTACAACGCTTCATCAACTGGTGACTATGTAATGGATCATACCTCTATGTCTACAGCTGATTTTAAATTTAGTTTTGGACTGGAAAATGATGATATTGTACAGATCATTGTAAGAGCATAATTTTTTATAAAAATTATTAAAAAGTATGGAATGAGGTGTTTACGCACCTCATTTTTTTTGTATGATTTTTTATTTTAATAGAGAGGGTGACGTATGGATAACGTTAAATTGTTACATGATTCAATTCAAAAAATAGAAATTTCTCAATCAGAAGAGAATAATGCTGAAAATATTTTAAAAGAAGTATCGAAAAAAGTTTTGCAAATTGCTCAAAGCGGAATTGGTGCTGCTAACACTAGTGATTCTATCGATAAAAAAATAGAAATCTTGGCTAATTCACTTGGTGATGTTGTTGCAGCTGTTGATGATCGTTTAGCTACGATTGTGGAAGTCAATAAAAAATATAAAAATCAGATAGCAATATTGGAAGAGGTGCTCGGTAAACTCGAACAAAGTCAAAAAAAAAATGATGAGAGTGAATAGAGCTATTGAGTTGAATAGAGACAGACCTAGAAAGCTATATAAATCGCGAGCTGGTGTTGGTGAAAGGCCGGTTAAAATTAGTGATATAAGAAAGATGAAAGTTGTTAGTTAAACACGCAATTTTCATCTTTTGTATAATTAAGATCTAGTAGGATTTGTTGTTATGGCTGGTATATTAAATAAAAAACAAAGAATAATGGATGTTATTATTACGCAAAATGGTAGAAGACAGCTGCGTAATGGTACTTTTAATGTAAAATATATAAGTTATTCTGATAGAGACATAGAGTATATAAGTGATGATGGCAAAACTGCTGCTGATGTATCAAACCATATTTCATTTGAAGCCTTTAGTAATGTTTATGATACTATTATACCTGAGATAGATAACATCGATGGTACGATTAGCTATGAACAAACATCAAATTTTATAATAAAAAATGGATTCTTGTTAAAACAAACAGAAGATGGAAATTTCCCGGTTACTGGTTCAGGTGATTTATATGATGCTTCTGAAGAGATATTCAGTAAAAGTCTTGATGCGTTTTATAAACTAGATGCATTAGGCGTTGATGATGAGTTAAGTGGCATTGGTGAGTTTGCTATAGAAACCAACGGTAATAGATATACGCCAGCAGTTGTCAGCCCTTTAGAGGAAGTTGATGTTTTTAATGCACCGGGTTTGTTGAATGACAATAAATTTAGAAACAGTTTAACTCATGCATATATGCCACCGGTATTCAAAGCTTCAAATGGCAGTATGCAAAGCTTCGGCAAATTTAAAAATCTTTTATCTCAAAACAAGGATCTAGATTTTAACGATTTTTATGAAAAAGAAAAATTGGCAGAGAAAAATTTTACTGCAGTAAAAATAACTAACAATACTAATTATAATGATTTGTTAGGTCAGGTATTTGAAATTGATACGCAGAATAATGAGCTAAATAAATTAGTGTTGCTAGAAGTTGGATCATTTGGAGATCCATATGGTAACCCTACACATAAGATATATTATGCTGGAAAGCTTTTGTATGATAACAGAGGGTATCAGAAATTTATAAGAATATTTACAATAATTTTTGAGAAATAATATGGGCGCACCACAATATGGATTAGTCACTGTAGAAGAGTTAATTGAAGAAGCTCGAGAAGAAGGGAACTTAGGCGATCTGCTGTCTGAATTAGAAAGTTTTTTGGGCACTATTGACGTAATGGATAAAAAAACCATAGTCGGACAACAAGTGTTAATTGATTTATATAATAAGGTAGTTGAATTTATTTTGGAAAAATATTCTTTAGATTTTGATGTCAACTTATCAGAAGGTGTAGGATTACCACCTACATTTACCAATGATAATACTATAGACACATTAGGATTGGCTTACAAAGAATATCAATCTGAAGGTTATAGCACAGCTGTAAAAAATATATCGACAATCACTAATAGGGAAAGTTTAAAAAAAAGGATTACTGTTAACAAAAATATAGACTTTAATATTTACTCGTCAATTAATTCTGGGCCTTTTAATTTTACGGAAACTGAGGTTTTAAATTTTTACAATAATAAAGGAACAGCCGTACTAGATTTTAATAAAACAGATAGAACTCAAGATATCCGTGTCAGTCCAGTGATTAGTAGAAATTTTAAAACTTTTACAAATTTATCTTCTAACTTTAATCATGAATTACCTTACACGTTAGGCACACAAACGGAAAGTTTAGACTTCAATATTGGTCCTGGTTTTTTACCAGCAATTAGATTCTCCGGTACCATAAATCAGCTTAGATCAAGCGGCTTAGAGTTAATTTTTGCCTTTATCGATACTGGCAACAACAATGCTGTAGCGGAACAGTTTGCTGGTGTAGAGTATGAAATATATTTTGTAAAAAACAATAAAAAATACAAAATTAATCTTCAAAATAAACCATCTCTCCCCTTTGACAAATATGCCGGCGTAAAAATACTAATCGATGATATTCAGAAAGTTTACAACTACAATGTAAATCGAACACAAAATATAACATTTGAAATAAACTTTAAAAGATTGCCTAAAACCTATAAGAGACAAGTCTTAAAATGTTTATGGCAAACTGACAGCAACACTAGTGCGACATTGGCTAAAACAAAATCTGCAGATGGAATTTTAGTAAATTTAGCAAACCCTTGGCTTCCAAATAACATTGATGAATCAAAACTTGTTGTTGTAAATGAATCTATACTTACATCAATAAAAGACAAAAAAGAACTTTATTTTTTAGACATAAAACAACACGACAAACAAGAAAATATAATTAGGGAGTTAGGAAGATTTTATATTAATCCTGTTTCGGCAGATGCTAGTACATTGCAGAGTGTAATACAACCTGGAATATTATCTAGTTTTTATGAAAGCTTAAACGAAGTTGAAATTGGATACGAACAGTTTTCTTCTTTGCCGGGTGTTACAAACTTTGCTAATTCTACATTTTATTTTAAGCTAGGATCATTTCCTTTATCACAGTACTATTATCATAAGCTCAATGATATACCATATTATACGTTAGGTACTAAACTTTATAATCCTTTAAGTTTTGAACACCCATTTACTATTGAGACAAAAACGCACACGTCAATCCAGGATTTTCAGTTTCTTTTTGATTACGCAACTTACAATGAAACATATATGTTTAATGGGTCTGATATTGAAAATGTAGAAACAATTGAAGGTGTAGCTGTAGGTGTCGAAACGGAGTTTGGTATCAATGCTGAGGCAAGTTATTTTGTTGATATGGATAATATCGATGCAGCTGCTGGGGGCATACCATTATTAAGATATACTAAATTTGATTTTGTTGCACCTTATAATATATTAAGTATTGATGCGGACTGCGTAATCACCAGTGAAGATTCTACAGTACCTACCGGTGTAAATAACATATTTAAGTTGCGAATACCAGTTGGGCAAAACAGTGTTACTTTTTACGATTGGAAAGCTGGCGTTATTAGTACTGATAATACTAATAATAAAGACATTGTTTACGTAGGTGAAATATTGCAAAGCATGAAAGGTACTAAAACTGTAACTTACGAAATAACCATCGTATATGAAACCCCTGAGGGACAAAAGACATTTTCAGAAACAGTTGAAGTTAATTGGCCTTATTAAGGAATGTTAAATGGGATATAAAAAAATATATGAAGCTAATACTAGCAGTAATGAAAAAAACAGTAATATATTAACATCACTTTCTCAAACAGTTGAAAATGTTAGTACCAATATTGTAGCTACATTTAGTGATAGTCAATTAATAGATTTTGGGCTATATGCAGATAGACCAGTTATATTATCTACATGTTTTGTCAGTAGTGAAATAGCTAATAAGCAAATATTTGATAATGAAATATATGAAAAGCGACAGATTAATTTTTTAGAAAAATATAACATGCTAGCTGATCATTTAGCTGTTTTAGGTGAAGAAGAGGTAAGCACTTTAACGGAAAATTTCGAAAACTATGAATTAGAAGTTGATAAGATTATAAGATTAAAAAAACAAATATATTTTGCAATTAGCAAATTTTATAAAACAGTAGATAGTTTAATTAACACAAGTCAGAGAAACAATGACAATTTTTTAGATAATACTAAAAAGATAGCTACCATGGTAAATACCATATACGCACAAAGCACTGCTTTAAATTCGGCTATATATGATAATACTAGTTTTGAAGAAATAGATCTTGAAGAGGGTTTCGATGTATCACTTAAAAACTCGAGTTTATCTAATTTTTTAGAACCGGTTTTTGATTCAACAAAAGTAAGAATATTTGATAAAAAGGGTAGTAACGTTGGTTTTAAAACAATCGGGAGCACTTTTTTTGTTAAGCGTACAGTCAAGAATTACTTAGAAGGTAATAAGTCAGATATAGCTGTTTTAAATGAGTATATATCATTTGCAGAAAATGATGTAAATAATTTTAAAAATGATATAAAACAAAGGCTTGAATATAACGAAGTGCTATTATTTTCACAATTTATAAATTATTTTAGGACTGCTAGTAAGTCTGAGCCAGCATTTGGAGATTATGTTGCTTACTTAGAAAAAATGGGTAACACTGAAATAGGGGGAAACATAACGGATTTAGTTGCTGATGCATTCAACGAATGCAATATGTTTTGCCCAAATAGCGTAGGTGCTTTATTTAACAAAGCAGTTATTTATTATGGCGGCGGTGACATTGTTACACTTGTAGACCCGCTCGAAAATGATGTAGTCACTCTCAATACGTATATAGGACGTCTGAGTACTAAATTAAACAAATATGACATTCTTGCTTTGCAGTCACTAGTAAAAACATTTAAAGAAAATATTAAGCGTATGCTTAACTTGCCTAATGATGCGTTTGTAACACTACATTTGCCAGGTGAAAACGGCATTGATGATGCAGGGATATGTGTCTTAAACAAAAAGGCAATACTTGTTGCTGCACAAAAGTCTTCATCCTTCGACAAGACTGCATCCTATCCTATCGCTGAGTTAATTATTAGCAATGAAATTGCCCCTAGTGTGGTAAAATATCCTTTGTCTGATTTTTCTGCAGAAGATAAACTTTATATTCTTTCTATGAGTTTTTTGCTAACATATAATTATATGGGGATGATCTCGGAAAGTTTGCCTAGCTCACCGTTTGATACAAAAGCGATGTATTTAAACACGACAATATATAACTTGATGACTAATATCCCCGGGTATGATTTTAAAATAAAAAATATAACGAATGTTTCAGAACTTAACTTGTCGGGTATTAGTAACTTAGATTCATCAAATGAAGGAAAATCAAGTGGACCAATACCACAATTTAAAGAGATAACCAGACCCTATAAAAATGCTTATTTTGACACACAAATGCGGTTACTGTTTCACAAAACAGCTCGAGCTAATGGGTTTAATAATTACTTATTTAATCAAATTTTAAAATTTAATCATGATTACATTGTGTCAAAGGTCCCGGGCACCCCTGTTTCTTTGATTGATCTTGCTAATATAGTATTTCCGATAGGTAGTGAAATAATTAATGTCGAAAGCGCTGAACCGGCAGTACTTAGAAGATTAGCGGATCTTCTTCAATACGCCCAGGTAACCGGTAACAGAATGCGTATTGCTGATGCATCATTTCAATATGAAATGTTTTCTAAATTTAAAAATTACAATTCCGATAATTTAGATTTTAAGAATTATATCGATAAAAATATAGAAAGCGACCTAGGTTCATTTGAAAAAATTAAAAAAGAAACATATTTAGAAATTAATTTTGAAGACACAGATTTAAAAATTCCTGCGCCGGTATATGAAACAATACAAGCTATAGTCACAGACACTGACACTATACCGCCCACAATAATTTTGCAAGATATTCAAAACAAAACATCTCCGACTAGTCTAGATAGAAACAATTATTTTTACGCTGGCGTGTTAGACGACTATTCTAGATCAGCATATTACAACTCTCAAGAAAATCTGAAACCAGTTATATATTGTAACTATTTTACAGAAAAAGCAGAGTTTCAATATAACATTGTATCATTAAAAGCACTATGCAGAAGAAACAAAATCAATAGTACAAGATTCAAAGTCTTATACGATTTAATAAACACAGTTAAGAGTTTTAGAGATGCTTTAGATTCTATTGTAAAATCAGATTTAATAGAAGAGATAAGAGGGTCTGGAGAAAAAACTGGTATAGTTGACATTGCAAATTTTGATTATATAAGTGCTGAACAGATTAGATTGAATATTCTGAACAAGTTTTACAATAGACCATTACCGCAACTAAATTATTTTCTACAAGGGGACTTTCCTGATTTTCCTTATATTCAGAATTTAGATAAAAAGGAAAAATTGAAAGATTATTTTAGTGACGCATTAATATGTGTTGTAGGTATACCATATTCAATAGCTCGGGAAAAAGAAGTTATAACCTTAAATTTTGTCATCACAGATTTTAACAAAAATGAAGTTTATTCGAATAAGTTCAAATTTGATTTGACGCAATTTTCTATCTCTCCCAACACGACTATTTCTTTTAATGGTTTAGAAGCTTCGGTGTTAGTTGGGGATAGAAACCCAAAAAATATTGAATCTAGATTAATTAAAGAGTTTTTACTAAGCAGTACTGGTATCGATTTTAATGAGCGTAATTATGTCAACAAAAATCTGAAAAAAGGTGTTAAATGTGTCAAAGATTACACACCAAATGATGTTGACATTAAAATTTACAAAGATCAAAGGTATATTCCAAATTACACAGTGGATGGAGAAATAGATTTGAATAATTTTGTTTTATCAAACAATCAACTAATAAACCCATCTAAGTTTATTGATAACACAACTTCAGGCTTTGTTTTTGACAGAATATTTGCATGCAAGCTAGATATTAGTGACAAAGATATCAAATACAACAATATAGCCATATCAGTTTTACTAGAAGATTATGTAGAAAGTGATTATGTTAAAATAAAAAATTAGGTAAAAAATGAGTATAAAGAAAGTAAATGTAGGAGAGCCAATAAGTGGTGCTATTACTGAAATATCTAACAATGTATTAAGCATCGATCTAGATCAGTCAGATGTAACAGTTCGTGATCACGAAGTAAAATTTGTCTATGTTACTTATGATAAAAATGAATATGTAGACTATGCTGAAAATATGCAAAAAAAATATCGTTACACAAATCTAGTACTAGATAGACCGGTAGTTATAAGTCGTGGAACATCGGCATACGAAGTTTTTACTGACAATTTTTTAAATAACAATGCGAATAAACAATTTTTTGAATATATTCTAGATCATATTGATCAAAAAAGTATTTTTAGAAACACAGACACAAATTCAAACAGATATAGTTTAGTTGATTTTGCTAATAACGTTATACCACCAATACAAAATATAAATCAGGTTACCGGTGAAATTATAAATATAGAGTCACAAAACATCGATGAATTTTCTGTCGTAAATAATGTAGCTGCTGACTTTATAGGCCAAATGACACAAAACGCTGCAAACAATATATTTTCCAATTTTAATGAAAGCTCTTCTGTTGGCGTACAAGAAGCCTTCGAAATACAGGCACAAGCTAATGCGACTGCTAATTCAAATGTAAATCAAAACAATACTATAAGTTTAAGATTTACTACGTTACCGGTGGGTAATGTATCTGTGGCAAGGTTAAAAAATCTAGCTGCAAATCCATTAGTAATTGGCTACAATATATATAAATATGAAACAAAAACCGGGAAAAACGATAGTTTAATTGATGTAACCTTTGTTAGTAATTTATACAGATTAAACGATGTAAAAACTAAAAAGGGGAATGTTTCATTTTCTGAGGTGTATAGTCTTTTTCAAAGAAGAAAATATACGTATAAAGACTATGATATATTAATGGGTAAAAAATATACGTATGAAATATTTCCAGTTTTTGTATATAGTATATTTAACGAAAATGCTGAAACGCTTAAGTTTACTGTTATAGAATCACGTTACTTTAAAAGATTTTCTGTGACTACAGATGATGTAATTAAACCTAACCCTCCTCACGTAAAAGTGCAAAGAACGGTAGGGCAAAATTTAAAAATAAGCTGGGTACCAAACCAGCAATCAAATGTTACAATAAACAACGTTAGACAAAGTGTTAATGATACGAAAGGGTACTTAATATTTAAAAGAAATACAATAAATGATGCCTTTGAATTAATAAAAGCTTTTGACTTTAGTGATAGCGTTGGATACAAAAACCCTATAAACAATATTTTAAAAGACGTGCCACAAAACTTGAAAAGTTTTGGCACTAGACATGTAACTAGTTTTAATTACAACATAAATGATGATGAAGATTATATATTTACAGTTTGTTCATATGATGCTCGAGGCAACATATCTAATTTATCCAATCAAATCTTTTCTAGAATAAATAGCGCAACTAACATATTTGTTAAGGAAACTGTTTGCCAGTCAGGTGCACAATTGCAACAACCAAATTTGTATATAAACAACGTGCCCAATCGATTAGACAATAAAATATTTTTATCAGATTCATTAAATGCTAGCAAATATAAAAATATAAAGATATATCACTGTCCAGAAAACAACACAATAACAAAAAAAGTTAATAAAGACAGTGCTAACCCAAATTATAAAGTACAATTAATTGATATATTTACCCAACAACAAAAAATAGTAGATTTGTATTTAGAAGAAGAAGTTTAAACAATAATGCTTTGTCGACGATTATTATTTTTACTTTTGCATATTTATAGATAAATTAAGTTAATTTAGGAGTGTATACGTATGGGATTGTTAGATCATAGTACAAACAACATTTTAATTGATGCTGTATTAACAGATGCCGGCCGAAAGGCAATAGCAGATGGTAATTTTAGCATTCAACAGTATGCTTTTTTTGATGATGAAATTGATTATACTATCATTAAAAAATACGGAAAAACAATAGGTCGTGAAAAAATAGAAAAAAATACGCCTATTTTTGAAGCTAGCACTAGTGCAAACACTGGCTTAAAACATCAATTACTAACATTAGAAAGTAGTGAGTTTAATCAAAATACTCAAATAGCTCAAACGCCTCAGGATTTTTTCTTTTTAGAGGCATCATTTGCAAATCAGAACAATAAAATCAGTGTAATAGGTGTAGCACCTCAAGCAATATCACTTACTATTGACTTGAAAAAGAAGGCTGGCACAATATTGGAAAACATTGATGGAAAATTTAGACTAGAGTATGATGGCAGATTTTTACGGGCTGAGGGAAGCAGCGAAGAAACTATTAACAACAGTTTTAAAAAAGCGGCTGAATATGATGGTGATCAAAGCTTTTCGCCAACAGTAAATACGGCTGATACAGTAACGGTACAATTAAACAGATCAGAAATATATGCTCAATATAGTGCTGCATATTCTGCTAATAGTGAAATAAGTGTACCAGTAAAAATAATAGAAACAAACACAAATATTAGCATAACAAAAGTAGTTAAAGTAGAAGTTTAGGGAGTAAACAATGGCAATTAAATTTGGTAATTTTGAAGATGGTGGATTGGGAAACCAAACTTCTACTAGAACAAAGCTTAATCAACTTATTGATGTAATTCAAGAAGATATTAGCGGCAGTGTTACAAGAAAAAAATATCAGGTATTTGTAACTGGTGGCATTGGCCCCGGAGTTACTTCATCGTTATTTCAAACCGTGTTTGATCAAGATTTTAGTTTGCAAACAGCAAATCCTATTATGGATATGACAATGGGAATGTTTGTCAATAAAACAGCCTTTGATGCCGGTGAAGCCAGTGGGGGAAATGCACCAGCAATGGATATTTGCACTAGTGTAAATAGTAACAACCGGCCCTTGTATCCGAGTTCAAGCTTGATGATGCGTGAAAAAATTGACATTTATAGACAACACGCAAAAGTGCTCTTGGGTGACTCCGAAGCAGGGTTTTATTTAGGTGATAACTTCCCGGCTAATAATCTAAATACTACCTTTGCAGCTTCATCCATTAATGCAAATTCCAACTTAATAGGAACAGCTTTGTTTTTAGATATTAAAAGATTGTTTGCGCGGGATGCAATTAGAAAAGAAACATTTGCAATGCGTATATACAGAAGTGCTAGTCTTAGTTCTAATGATAGTGGTGCTGTACCAAATGTTGGCATCAAAGGCGAATGCACTTCTTCTATTTTAGGAAATAGAATTGTTGCTGATATATCTGCTACATCTAATTTACGATTAAGCAATGCCGGAGATTGCGCACAACTTAAGTTTGCTGACAATACAACAGAAAATGCTGGATTAATATTTTATGATGCTGGTGTGGCTGTTTTAGATATGAAGAAAATTTTTGACCCTGATCAACACATTCTTGGGGTTATAGATGGCATGAATAATACTTCCTATACTGGTGCTAGCGCTGGAGCAGTAACTGCCGGGGAAATTTCTATAGGTGAAGCTGATGGCGGTGGAAATGCCAGTGCAACATTTATACCTGATTTTGTTTGCTCAGCTTCTATCGACAATGTCATTGATCATATTTCAACTGGACGTTTTCAATCTGGGTCCTTAACAGCGACTGCTTTTCAAAATCAGACAAATATTGAAAGTACAATATATTTTTGTAATGCACAGGCAGACCAATTTAATTTTAGTAGTAACCCTACTTTTATTACATCTGATGGGTCTATTAATACAATCGAAGAAACTGGTGATTCAGCATTTGTTTATATTACTGGGGTTGGGTTGTATAATGACTCGGAAGAATTATTAGCTGTTGCGAAAATGTCTAGACCTTTAGAGAAGGATAATCAAACACAGCTTACAATTAAAGTACGTTTAGATTTTTAGAAATGGCATTTATAAAGTTTAGCAAATCTTATGAAACAACTTATAACACAGTACTGAACGGATTTAGAAGTTTTACTTCATCTAGTGTAAGTGGTGTTACTGGTTCTGTATTTGTATTTGTTAATAGAAGTGATACACAGAAAGATTCAATAGATTTGCGTGAAGGACTTGGCGGAGTTGGACCTAATGGTGAAGCATTGGTGCAACCTTTTCACGTTAATACTTTTGAGCGTCGTAGACAGGAAATATACCAAGGCAATGTTGGCATAGGAAAAACTGGTGCAACTAATCATGAAACAGCTCTTGCTTTGTTGTTAGATGGTGCTAGTGCATATGAAAGTCAAGCAAACTGGCCACCAGAAATTTCCCCTAATAGTCAGCTGAATTTAAACTTTGCGCATAAAGGATATTCAGATTTTGGTATGCATCCTAGAAATGCAACTAAAAAAGATATTCGAATACTGTCACCTGGCAACTCTCTTTTCTCTTCTGCCAGTATGATTTACAAAAACATGTACGATAGTGGCAATAATATATCAGCTTTAAATTATTTAAATGAATATATTGATAACGCTCATGTATTAAATTTAAAGCAAAAAACAACTGAAAAGCATGGCATATTTTATTATAATTCAAATAATGCTTATAACTTAGATTCTGATGGTATTACTATATCATTTTGGATAAAGCCATCTAAGTTTTGTACGGGGTCTGAAGGTATATTGCACCATTTGGATCAATATGCTGTCTCAATACACCCAGTTACATATGACGAAAATGGATACAGTGATAAGCTTGAAATAGTTACTCAGTTAGGAAACAGTATTAGCAATCCAGAAAATGTGTCTTTGGGAACTCATGGATATAGAAGCAGCGGGTACTTAACAGCTGGGGAATGGACAAATTATTTGTTTAAATGGTCACCTAATTATAATAGTGGGGAGCCGGTAATTCAATTAGACTATAACAAACAAGCAAATAATTTTACGCCTTTAGCAAGTGTTACGACCAGTACAAGTAATGCAATATTATTAGGTGGTTTTTTTACTGGTAGTACAGCTGATCAAGATAAAATATTTGGTGCAAATGGCGTTACACAGGGTGTTGAATTTACTAGTGAAACAGTCGATGGATTTGACATATCACCGCTTATTTCGCATTGTTTAAATGCTGAAATGCATGAAATAAAGATTGAAACTGGTGCAAAAACAAATGAATATATTGCTGACAGATACACATCATATACTGGGTCAATGGACAATTTTAAGTTTTATTTGCCGCTTTTGTTTAATTCTAATGGCCCACAAGTTTATTCTAATGTGTTAAAAAACAACCAAAGTAATATTGCTGCTTCTAATAATTTGACTGATTTTTGGAATATTGACACAACTTGGGAAGTTAGATCAGGTTCGTATATTAACAATATAAATCATGCGCACATTGGTGGTTTTGCTAATGTTAATATTGCTAATTTTCTAAAAGAATATAAAACAAAAAATTATCCTTTCTTGCATTTGCTTTCCGAATCTGAAGCTCGCACATTATATAAAAATTGTCACAGTTTTACCGGTAGTTACTTTCAAGATAATCTGTTACGTAATAAAAGAAATCTAACAATATTACCCAGTGATAATTATGATTTTACATTTAATGCGACTCCGTTTTTAAACGGCAACGTTCAATCAGGTTCATATTATAATAATGATGTTAATAAAATAAAAACACTAGATGTAGCTGTTGTTGATGATAAAAATTCTTTGTACATGATTGCTGATGAAGTGTATGCTGATGTTGTCAAGTTATTTTCAGCTGAAAACAGTGGTGCTACGAAAGCACAAGAAGTTATAGCTAGACCAGAATTTTTTAGCGGCTGGTTTAACGTTGCAAATAAGTTTGATAAATCAAATAATACGTACATCATGATTACCATACCACAAATATTTTATGGTGAAAGAATTAAGCCAGGCAGTGTTATTATAAGAGGCAAACCTTATGATGATGAATATAGTATCACTTTAGTGGATGATACAAGTGGAGCTTTTTACAGATCAGATTCTACTACTCCTGCAAAAAGACATCAAATTGGCAAAATAGATTATTCTACAGGAATAATTGTAATTACTAATCCTACTCTGTATAATATATTTGATTATGAGTTTTATATTGAGTTTAGAGGTGAAAACCAAGTATTTGTAAAAGAATATAACCTACCCGTGCAAAGAGGCTTGTTCACTAGCTCATCTAACCCTAATTACCAATCTTTAAAGCCAAGTGATTATGTACATGAAGAAGATAATAGTTTTGTATACATAACTCGAGTTAATTTGCATGACAGCAATCTAAACGTAATAGCTAAAGCAACTTTAGCACAACCAATAATAAAACAGCCGAATGACAAATATTTAATAAGATTAAGATTGGATTTTTAATGATTTTAGGTTTAGATGTAAGTACTTCTTGTATAGGCTATTGTCTTAAAGAAGGCGAAGATATAAAAGCAATGCATTATATCAAATTCTCTTCAAAAAAAACTTTAATGGAAAAAGCAAAGATTTTTGAAGAGTGGTTAACAATACTGTTAAGTAAAAACGACGTTGAAGAAATATATGTCGAAGAACCTTTTTTAGGTTTTGGGAAAGGTATGTCTTCAGCAAAAACCATAACAACCCTTTATAGCTTTAATGGAATAATACAGTTTATATGTTACAAAGCTACCCAAAAAGAGGTGCATTTAATTAACGTCAATAGAGCTAGAAAGTCCTTGGGAATAAAAACTGTTACCGTAAAAAAATGTGGCATTCCTATCAAAGAACAAGTTTTTAACTGGGTGAATAATAAACTACTGTATCCTTGGCCTAAAAAAGTTTTGAAAAGTGGGCCTAGAAAAGGCACAGAAATTATAGTGGCGGAAGCAAGAGACATGTCGGATGCTTGGGTAATTGCTAGTGCTGGCCAAATACTTATACAAAATTAATTTTTTGTTATAGTATATTCATGCATGATAAACTAAAATACCTACAGAAGATATTCGGCCCAATAAAAAAGCATGGTGGTAATGAGATCTCCGTGCGTTGTCCTTTTTGTTCTAAACCTGGTAGCACAAAGAAAAAGTTGGCTATAAGAACTGACACTGATTATTTTCATTGTTGGGTCTGCGATATAAAAGGTAGAAACTTAAGCTTTCTTATTAAAAAAGTTAATTCTGGTTTGCTATCAGATTATATTAACAAATTTGGTAATTCAAAATACTCTATAGAAAAAGAAGTTGTAGTTACTAAAACAGAATTACCTGAAGGTTTTAGATTAGTAATGGAGTCTTTGTGGGACCCTGATGCTAAAGCAATAAAGAAATATTGTGAAGAGCGTGGAATAACAGAAGATCTTATGTGGAGATATAGATTAGGTTATACAAACAAAGATTTTAAGTTGAGAAACCGCTTAATAATACCTAGCTTTGATGTAGATGGTGATATTAATTACTGGGCAGCTCGCACAATACAAAAAGACAATAATTATAAGTACTTAAACGCACAAATTAAAAAAACGAATATCGTTTTTAATGAAATAGATGTTGATTGGTCTAAACCATTGTTTGTAGTAGAAGGGCCCTTAGATTTGGTAAAATGTAAACATTTAAATGCAACATGCATATTAGGTTCAAGTCTTAAAGAGAATGATATGTTGTTTTACAATATTGTTAAAAATAACACACATGTGATACTTTGTTTAGACATTGATGCGGAAAAAAAGAAAAATAAAATTGCTAAAAACTTAGTAGAATATAATGTAAACGTTTCACATGTCACTGTTGAAAATGGTGATATTGGTGATTTAAACCCAGATCAAGTTCTAGATGTTTATAAAAAATCAACACCATGGTCTGAAAAAAGCGCACTGTTGCAAAGGATAAAAATGTTATGAAGATTGTTCATATTGCTGATGTTCATTGGCGTGGTCTGACGCGTCATAAAGAATATAAAGATAGTTTCACAGACATGTTTAATCAATGTAAAATGATTAAGCCGGATGCAATCGTTGTAGCTGGTGACATTGTACATAATAAAACACAAGGTATTTCACCTGAGCTTATTGATTGCTTAAGATGGTGGTTTACTGAGATGAATAATATATGTGATACGTATGTAATGCTAGGTAACCATGATGGACTTGTACTTAACACTGATAGACAAGATGCCATCAGTCCTATTTTAAGAGCCTTAAATCTTCCAAATGTGCATTTGTATAGGGACTCCGGTGTTTTTCCTTGTGATAAGCTTGGAGTTAACTGGTGCGTATTCAGTCCTTTTGATGAATTGAATTACAGTAACGTTGTGCCAAAGAATAATGGCAATATAAATATTGCATTATATCACGGTGCTGTTTGGGGTTCACATACTGACACAAATTACATGTTAGATGGTGAAACAGGAATGTCACTATTTAAACCATTTGACTTTACAATGCTAGGTGATATTCATAAAACACAACAACTTGATAAAGAAGGTCGTGTATGGTATTGCGGATCTACAATTCAGCAAAATTATGGCGAATCCATGGACAAGGGTTTTCTTCTGTGGGACATTGTGGATAAAGATAATTTCACTGTTGAGTTTAAAAAAGTTAAACATAATGTTCCGTTTGTAACTGTAGATTGGGCTGGTGATATAGACAGTACTTCATTTAATTGTATGACTAACTGGCCAAAAAAATCTAGATTTAGAATAAGGGCATATGAAAATTTAGACCCTAAAACACAAAGAAAACTAAGTAACAAACTAAGAAGGGAACACAATGCAGAAGAAGTAGTATATAAAATAGATTTAAGAAACGATAAAACAGGTTTAACAGTAGACCAAACAAATAAAGTAAAATTAGAAGACTTGTCAAATCCGGATACTCATAAGAGATTGTTAAGAGAATATTCTGCTGACGAATCTCACAAAGATGAGGTTTTTTGGAACAAGGTTGATAAAATAGTTGATGAGCTAGTGCCTAATTTAAAATCTATATCTGATTTTAGATCAGCAAAGTGGTCAGTAAAAAAGATGAATTTTGATAATACATTTGGTTATGGTAAAGATAACACTATAAATTTTAGCAAATTAAATGGCATTGTAGGTTTGTTTGGCAAAAACCGGTGTGGAAAATCATCTATACCAGGAACATTAATGTATTCCTTGTTTAATTCCAACGATAGAGGTTTGACTTCTATAATGCATGTAATAAACAATAGATCTCAGGAATGTAATGCTGATGTTGTTTTTACTGTTAATGGAAAACCATATAGGTTGGAAAGACAATCGGTTAGATATAGAAATCCTCGAGGCGAAGGTGCTATGTCGTATCTAAACTTATTTGAAATAGACAATGATGAAAACATTGTTAGAGATTTATCAGGCGAACAAAGAAAGGACACCGAAAAATCTTTACGTGAATTGATAGGTTCCCCAGATGAATTTATGATGACTTCTTTTGCTGCGCAAGGTAATATGAATAATTTTATTAACAAAGGCGCAACTGATAGGAAGAAGACTTTGAGCTCATTTTTAGGTTTAGATGTTTACGATAACTTATCTTCTGTTATTAGAGAGGAATCCGCTGGCATTAAATCTTTGATGAAAAGATATGAGCAAAAAGATTGGGAAAAAGAAATTTTAGCATGTAAAGAAAATTTAAAAAATTTGGAAATTAATAAAGAAAAACTCAAGTTTGATATTGGTGAATTAACAGCGGAATATGATAAAATAAAATCAGAGGCCAAGAGTGAAAATAAAGATTTTGTTGATCCAAATTCTCTGATCAATTTGCAAAAACTTATAAAAAAAGAAAATAAGAAATTAGATAGTGTAAATGAAGAAATAAAAGATAAATCAGAACAAATATCAAAACAGCTAAAGTATATTATTGATACTAAAAAAATATTAAATAATGTTGATATTGACTTTTGTCACAAAACGCTAGATTTAATCAATAGTGTTAATGCAAGTATTTCTAAAATAAAGATAAAATATAGTAAAGAACACTCGTTATTAGATAATCAAAAAAAATCTGTTAAACTGTTAAACCAGGTACCCTGTGGTAATCAGTTTCCTACATGTAAATTTATAGCGGAAAGTCATAAGAATAAACTGCTCTTGTCAGAACAAAAAACACTGGTTAAAAGTTTAAAAGGTGATATAGATAACTTAAAAGAAAAAATATCGGAATATGACGAAACTGAATTAAAAGATAAAATTAAGAAATATGATGCACTTAAAAACAAACTATCTCAGGTAAATAATAATATTGCATTACTGAAGGAGCAAATAATTTCATTAAAATATGCAAAAAAAGAAATAGAGAAATCTATTGCAATGAAAACAAAAGATGCACAGAACATTGAGTTGTTGTTAGAGAATAGCGATAATGCTATAATATCAGCTATTAATAAAAAACTTGCAGATGTAACTACACAGAAGAAGCAAAAGAAGAATAAGTTGCATGTTGTTTTACAAAATATGGGCAGCGAGCAAAGACAAATTGAAAAACTGATCCAAGATCAAAAAGAGTTTGATGATTTGCAAGTTGAGTGGACAGTTTATGATTTTCTTTTGCGCGCAACTAGCTGGCGCGGTATACCTACCTTTATAATGGAAAAACAAATGCCTGTTATCAACCTAGAATTAAGCAGGATTTTAGAAGATGTAACTGGTTTTACTGTTGAATTAGAAGTAGATGAAAGGAACACTAATATATTTATCAATTATGGTGACAGCAGAAGACCAATAGAGTGTGGTTCTGGTATGGAAAAAATGGTTTCGTCAATGGCTCTTAGAGTTGCTTTGTCAAATGTGTCATCACTTAATAAATCAGATATGTTTATTGTCGATGAAGGTTTTGGTGCACTTGACCCACAAAATATTGAAGCTGTTAGTGGTTTACTAAAAAGATTTAAGAAATATTATAGGTTAATATTGATTATATCTCATGTCGATGTAATAAAAGATTCAGTAGATGACATGTTGGAGATTACTAAAAATGGCAGAGACGCTAAAATATCATACGAATGAAAAAGTGTGGACTAAAAAAGATAATGTTATAATTATAAAACCTAAAGGCTGGGCAGCTGAAATCGATTGCCCAGTTTGCAATTTAGCATTACAGTCAGAGAAAGACTGTGTTTTTTTAAAAAAAGAAGGATGCTGTTATCTATGTTGTCTCCATTTTAAATTTCCTCAAAGGGAAAAATGGGAAAATGGCTGGAGACCTACAATTAATGAGGCAAGAAATAAAATAAACAATAATTAGTAGTGTTACTATGGAGAATAAGTCATGAAACTTGAACACGTACGCGCTTTAAATCAAATTCTAGATGCAACTTTTGGCACTCAGTCTATGTCTAATGCAGGTCATGCTGTCAGACATAAATTACTTACTGGTGTTAAAGGTGAAACTAAGTTAGAAATTAGATTTGAATCTATTTGTAATTGGAACCCACGTATTGGTATGGATATGCAGAAAAAAGAATTAGATGCACAATCTATTAAAGCAATCAATGAAAAAATTAAAGATTGCAAAAAAGAATTTAGAGAGATAACTGGTGTAACTTTAAAAATTACAGCTGATCCTATTCAAGATGCTATTGTCGAACATATTTCACATAATCCATCTTTAATTAGGGCCAAGTATTATCGTTGTAACACATATATTATAAATTTATCACAATTTGATTAAAATATGAGTACACATAAACAGAAGCAAATAGCAGAAATTATAAAATGTGGAAAGAATCCAGATTATTTTTTTAACAAATATGTTAAAATTCAACATCCGGAAAGAGGATCTATACCATTTAAAACCTATGATTTTCAAAATGATTGTGTTGATGCATTTAGGGAGCATAGGTTTAATATAGTTTTAAAAAGCCGGCAGTTAGGTTTATCTACTATAGCTGCGGGTTATGTTGCATGGTTAGCTGTTTTTCACAAAGATAAAAATATATTGATTATTGCTACTAAACTTAGTGTAGCACAAAACTTTATAAAAAAAGTCAAATTTATAATAAAGTCAATGCCTAATTGGCTTTTGCTGCCTGAGATATCTGGAAACAATAAACAAACAATAGAGTTTTCTAATGGATCAGTTATCAAAGCTGTGCCAACTTCTGATGATGCTGGTCGTTCGGAAGCTTTGTCTTTGCTAATAGTAGATGAAGCTGCGTTTGTAAGAAACTTTGATACTATATGGACTGGTTTATATCCAACGCTGTCAACTGGTGGTAGTGCAATTATACTTTCAACTCCAAACGGTGTTGGTGGTCAATATTATGATTTATGGATTGGTGCAACAAATAAAACAAATGTTTTTAATCCAATAAAATTAATGTGGGACGTGCATCCTGATCGGGATGATGAATGGTTTGAAAATGAAACCAGGAACATGACGCAGAAACAAATTGCGCAAGAGCTATTATGCGATTTTCAATCTTCTGGTGAAACTTTTATAAGGCCAGAAGATATAGAATATATGTTAAGCTGGATAAAACCGCCTATTGAAAAATGGGGTCCAGATAACAATGTTTGGGTATGGAAATATTCTTTATCGGAAAAAAAATATATCATTAGTGCGGATGTAAGTAGAGGTGATTCTAAAGATTTTTCTACTTTTCATGTAATTGACACAGAAAACAGTGAAATAGTTTGCGAATACAGGGGTTTAGCACCACCCGATCAATTTGCGCAAATTTTAGCAGAAGCCGGGAAAAGATACAATAATGCTTTAATATGCCCTGAAAACAATTCTTATGGTTATGCTTTGATTATGAAGATGGTTGAATTAGATTACAAGAATATGTATTACGCATCTGAAAAAGATAGATATGCAGCATTATATGGGTCAGTGGATATAGGAAAAATAGGTTTTCAAACTAACTCAAAAACTAGGCCGCAAATCTTAACAAAACTAGAAGAAGTACTGCGTACAAAACAAATTAAAGTATATTCAGAAAGGTTGTATGAAGAATTAAAAACTTTTGTATGGGTTGGTAAAAAAGCGCAAGCAAGAAAAGGTTGTCATGATGACTTAGTCATGGCACTAGCTATTGGTGTGTGGTTGTATGATACATCACCACAGTTATCGAAACAAGGGTTTGATGTAAATAAAGCAATGTTAGGTGCTTTTTCTGTTAACTCTGTGAAGTTTAATGATACAATATTAGACCAGGAAAATAAAAACACTACTGATGTCAAAGATTCTAATGGCAGACATGTAAGAATTGTAAAAGATCCAAGGTTATCTAATAAAGATGATGATGAATTTAACTGGTTGCTATAAAAAATAATAGTGTAGTATAATTATATGTGAGGGTTATTATGGCGGAAGAAACACTATTCAACAGATTAACGAAGCTTTTCAGATCTGGGCCTACAATTAAAAGAAAGGTTAGGACATATACTAAAGCAGATAAAAATGCTAGCTCGGCTGTTGAGTTATTTAAAAAACATCACTCTGATGTTTATAACACTACATTAAGTGCTTATGGCACATTCGATAGAATGGCTAGATATAGTGATTTTTCAGAAATGGAAAGTACGCCAGAACTAGCCTCAGCTCTTGACATATATGCAGAAGAGACTGTTTCACAAGATGCTGAAGGAAGAGTTTTGCACATATATTCTGACAATAGAATAGTGAAAGAATTATTAGAAACACTTTTTTACGATACTCTTAACATTGATTTTAACCTGGTTATGTGGGTTAGAAACTTGTGTAAGTATGGTGACTTCTTTCTTTTTAATGATGTGCATCCGGAATACGGCGTTATTAATGCATATCCTATACCTATAACTGAAATCGAGCGTGAAGAAGGTTATGATGCAGATGATCCTTCAGCTGTTAGGTTTAGATGGATAACACAAGGCAATCAGACTTTAGAAAACTGGCAGATTACACATTTTAGGCTTTTGGGAAATGATGCATTTTTACCATATGGGTCATCTGTGCTGGAATCAGCTCGTAGAATATGGCGACAGCTTATATTAATAGAAGACGCTATGTTAGTATATCGTGTAATCAGGGCGCCTGAAAGACGTGTTTTTTATATTGATGTTGGTAATGTGCCGCCAGAAGATATAGCAACATACGTAGAGCAAGCAAAAACTAGTTTAAAAAGAGACTCTGTTGTTAACAAAACAACTGGCCAAGTAGATTTAAGATATAATCCAATGGCTGTCGATGAAGATTACTTTATCCCAGTAAGAGGTGGTGATTCTGGTACTAGGATTGATAATTTGGCTGGTGGGCAAAATGCTTCTGCCATTGAAGATGTACAATACGTGCAGAAAAAACTGTTTGCTGCGCTTAAGATACCAAAAGCTTATTTAGGGTATGATGAAGACACAGGTGCTAAAGCGACATTGGCACAAGAAGATGTTAGATTTAGTAGAACAATTCAGCGTATTCAGAAAACTGTTATTGCTGAGTTAAATAAGCTAGCCATGATACACTTGTATTCGCATGGGTTTGAAGGTGAAGAGTTGTTAAACTTTTCATTAAGTTTGTCTAATCCATCTTCTTTAGCACAACAACAAAAGCTTGAATTAATTAAGACTAAGTTTGATATTGCTGGAAGTGCACCTGAAGGAATGGTGTCAAAAACATGGTTATATAAAAATGTTTTTTCATTTACTAAAAACCAAATTGAATTAATTCAAAAGCAAAAAATGAAAGAGAAATTAGATGATGCTGCATTAGAAGCTGCTGGGAGTGCTGGTGGAGAGGAAGGTGGTGATGCTGGTGGAGACGCTGGTGGAATGGGTGGTTTGTTTAGCGGAGACAAACCTGAGGGACCATTGCTTAATAATTTAGCTGCAGACAATTTTAGAGAGTCGGAAGCTGTTGTTGGTGATCTAATAGATGAAGATGAAGACGAAGATATCGATTTTGTATATGATAAAATAGACAACTATAAAATACAGCCGGAAAAATCTGTTAAGAAAAATGTTTTTGGTGAACCATTAAAAACTAGTCGCAAAAGAGAAAAGAAAGAAACTTTGTCACCGGGTAAACTATCCGGGATGAACATGGTTAGTGTAACTAATAACAGAAACACAACAAAGGAGTTTTTAAAGAATCCTTTTGGTAACGTATATGGAGAAAATTTGCGTTTAGCAGATTCAATTTTAGGTTTTGATCAAGAAGAAGAGGAAGAAGATACATATATAGGTTATAGACCAGTTATGGATTATTCTATACAAAGAATGTTTGAGAAAATGAATTCTAAGTTTGGTGTTAAGAAGTTAATAAAAGAAAATAAAGATGAAGAGTTTGAAATAGATATTGATTTGGAGGATCAGGATGACTAAAAAATCCCACAACAAAAAACGAAATGTCGGGATTGTCTACGAACAACTAGTGTATACACTTAGCAAAGCATTAGTCGAAGATAATTTTATAACGGCAAATAACACAAAAAAAATTATTAAAAAATTTTTTAAACCAGGTACTGAACTTTATAAAGAACATAAATTATTTAAAGCTTTGGTCAATGTTGAAATAAAAGATGGCAGTTTAGCAACAAAGATCTTAGAAGAAGCAAAATATGCCAGTAAGAATTTTAATGCTAGTTTACTTAATAAAGAAAAATCAAGATTGATAAAAGAAATTAATTACACTTTGGGTAAAGAAGTATATAGCAGTAAGTTGTCTCAATACAAAAAGTTTGCCACAGTCCAATCAACTTTAGATATGTGGAGAACAAAAAACCCTGATATATCTAAATTAGCATTGTACGAGTCCAAATGCCATGATATTCTCATGGAAGCTAAGGTTGAAACTGATTTAGAAACTTTGAAAACACCGGAAGCGGAAACGTTAGTTGTTAAAATTATGACAGAAAAGTTTAACCAAAAATACAAAAATTTAGATGATACTCAAAAAATGTTGATTAAAGAATATGTATTTTTCCAATCAGGTCAAAAAAATAGTTTTTTACATGCTATTAAAAATATTAAGCAGAAAACGCTTAACGAAATATCTAGATACAATGTTTCTAGTACTAATAAGTTTGTTAATACTAAGTTAAATGAAGTTAAAAATGATATAGAAAAAATCGATGTAGCTAACGTTAAAGATGATACAATTGCTAAGTTTATGCAGATGTGTCAGTTAGTACAGGAACTGGAGACAAATGATGAGTAATCTAAAAGTACTTACAGAGTGGGCACCATGGGATTTTGATAAAGATAAAATGCTGCAAGAGAGAGCAAAGGGTGATGGAAAATACATCATGAGAGGAATTCTTCAAAAAGCTAATACGTTAAATCAAAACGGCAGAATATACCCATTAGAAATTTTAGAAAGAGAAGTTAGAAATTATCAAAAATTTATTGCTGAAAACAGAGCCTTAGGCGAGTTAGACCACCCTGATTCTAGTGTTGTTGAGCTGAAAAACGCATCACACATTGTCAGAGAAGCATATATGGAAGGTGATATATGTTATGGCACAGTGGAAATTTTAGACACGCCATCTGGGAAAATATTGCAATCGCTTATTGACACTGGAGTTACATTAGGGATATCTTCACGTGGTGTTGGATCAACTAGAAGAGAAGGTGATAATCAAGTTGTGCAGGATGATTTTCAATTAATTTGTTGGGACTTCGTTTCTGAACCATCTACACCGGGCGCATTTATGATGAAAGAAGGTAAAGAAGTTAGTAAAAAAGATTTAAATAAAAGATTTAATAAATCAGATAGAATAGATAGAATCTGTAATGATATCTTAAGTTGGAGAAAATAATAATGGCTTATTTTGATATAGATAAAAGATTAGATGGCACCTTGCCTGCTTTTACGGGTTCACAACAAAGCATGAGTTCAGGCTTGTTTAATGTACCATCGTATCAAGTATCTGGTATACCTTTAGTAAAAGCTTACACTGGCGCACAGTCAAACGTAAACCTAAGTTTTGAAACTATAAGTAGATGGATAATTGTAAGTGCTACTGGAGGAAATGTACAGTTAGCTTTTACTGAAGGTGGCATCGGTAGTGGTAATTTTATTACTGTGCCTAGTGGTGAAATGTCACCTAGAATTGAAGTAATGACAAATGGTATTTGGTTTACTTCTGTTGGTGACTGTCAAATCATGGCAGGTTTGACTTCAAATATCCTGTCTGGCAGTGCTCTTAATCTAACAAACTTCTCGGATGTTTAATAAAATATTATGGAGGCCACGTGGCTAAATTAAATAAAAAAGCTTTAAAGCAACTAATCAAAGAATGCTTAGTAGAAATATTAGTAGAAGGAATTGGCGACGAAGGAGATATTCTGGAAGAGTCGTTTTATAGATCTGATATTGAACCTAAACGTACGAAGAAAAAAACTAGCAATGCTTATAAACAAAAAATGCAGCAAATACAAAAACAAAGAGATGAATTAGATAAAGTTCGTGTTAATTCACAGCCTCAAGTAAAACAAGATTTTTCTGATATAACATCTGATAGTGTAATGCAAAGTATTTTTGCGGATACAGCTAAGACTACTTTGGTGGAACAAGTTGAAGGAAAGCGCGGTAGTATTTCTGGCCCTGTAGGTGGAAATGACACATATGCTAGAATTGCAAATGAGAATGACCCTATGGACTTGTTTGAAAATTCAAGTCGTTGGGCTAATTTAGCATTTATGGATAAAAAACCGAGTTAATATATAATTAGGTAAGTACACTTTTCTGGAGATATGTTATGAGAAAAAGACGCACAAAAAAAGTAAAAAAGATGTCGGCCGCAGAGCTTAAGAGATTAATCTTAAGTGAAGTGAAAAAATTGCAAATGGAAGCATTAACTGGCAAAGTTGAAGATATTTCAAAAGTCAAAGCTGAAGAAGTAGATGCATCTGAGTATGCTGATAGTATTGAGCAAGATATAGATTTTATGAAAGCTTTAAAAATTCATGAAGCAAAACTAAATCGCAGACATAAAATTATGCGTAGAAAAATGTTAAAGTTGCAGGAAGCAAAGAATAAGTTACGTCGAAGAATAACAAAAAAATTATAGGAGTAACATAATATGGCTAAAAGAAAAGGCTTCACATTAGTTGAATCAAATAAAAACGGTCAAGATGGACAAAAAGGTAGATCTAATCATGCCAGATTAGCTGCAGCCTACCCAGGTAGCCCGGCTTATAGTGGTGATTATGGTGATCAGACTGTTCATGATTTACAGAAAAAAGAATTGCTAACTGGTAAAGTTATTAATGGGCACATGTTTGCTAGTTATGATAGAGATTTTACCGGTGATGGAACAATCTCACCACCCGGTTATGCGGAAGTTGATGTTGATGGTGCAAACTTATCTAATCCTTTTATGGCAAATCTAGGATCCCCCGGTGAAGGTTCTTTTGATGATGATTCTAAACCAGCACCTAGTGAGCATTTGCAAGATGCAGAAGCTATTGTAAAAGATAATTTTGGAACAGGCGATAATATTGTACTGCGTAATCCAAAATCAACTAGTGAAAAAGCTGCTTTAGGCGATCCTTCTACTCTTCAAAAAGGTGTTAGCCCTGCTAGTGCGAAAAGTTAATAAATGACACATTCAAAAGTATCAATCGGAGGCGGAAATTTTCCGGCCAGTCATGGTGACAGTAGAGACGGGCTAGGTTATGGTCGTCTCCGACCTACTTATGGAATGAAAAGTATGGGTAACAACTACCCGTATACGTGGGAAGAAGATAGCGATTTTGACTGGGAAGACGCTGATGTCGATGAAGAAGATATAGCAGCTGTTTCTGATAAACAACAGGGTCCGAGAGACTATGATCATGGTGGTGGGCATTATGATCCTTTTTCTTTTGCTGGTGGGAATACTAAACTAGGTGAAGCGACGTCTATAAGTCCTATACCACACAGTAAATTGTATGGTAAAAACTTTAAAAGAAGTGCTGTTGGTGGCACTAAAACTGGAAAGGTTATCCCTGCAGTCAAGCACAGTACTGTGCCAGACACTTATGGTAGCAATGATGGTTTTTCTACAATTTTAAGCTATGATGGCAACCATTATGATGAAAATGAAAATGAGGAAGATATATATAATTTAGAGGACGTTGCTAATGTCCAACAAGAAAATCTTTTAAGAAAATATATAAGAAATTTAATTGAGGTGTAAATGTCAAAAAAAGGTCACTCTAAGGGTAATTTTACTGTTAGGCACAAATTTAACAAGAAAAAAGCAAAGTTTCAAGACATGAGTTTAGAAGATCAAAACATGTTGTTAGTTAAAAAGTTTCAGAAAAAATTTAAACAAAGCGGCATTATAAAGGAATTAAGAGATAAGGTTGCTCCTATAACTCGCGGTCAAAAAAGACGGGCTAAAATTAAGGCGGGCATTAGAAGGGCTAAAAAATCACAAAAAAAATAGTTTATCTTATTTTAGGTAATAATTAATGAATAGTTTTTACGGAGAAATGTTGTGAAAAGTATATATGAGCAAGCTATTGCTGATGCTAAGAAACTCAAAGAAATTGCAGAAGCAAACGCTACTAATAAAATTATAGAAGCAGTAACACCAAAAATAAGAAGACTTATTGAGCAAGAATTAGAGGGTGATGAGCTTGTTGATGATGATATGGAAGATTTAATTGATGATCAAGATGATTTAGATGATCTAGATGACGATGATTTAGATGATGACATCGATGATGAAATGGATGATTTAGATGACGAATTAGACATGGAAGATGAAGCTTATGATCCGGGTGGAGACTATGGTTCTGATGTAGAATTCAATCTAGATGGTATGTCAGATGATTTAGGTATGGAAGATGCAGGAAGTGACTATGATATGGATGTTGATTTTTCTGCAAATGATGAACCAATATCTGTCGACACTGATATGTCAATGCCTGATAGTGATAGTGGTAAAAATGTTACTTTTAATATCACTGTTGAGCAAGCAGCAAATAAAAATTTAAAACATTTGTCTGGTAGAAAGAGATATAAGCTTATGAAAGATAGAGCTGGTTTCCTTATTGCAAAATTAGCAGAGTCAAAAAATAGACGCCAGCAAAAGAAAATTTTATCTGAATTAGCGAAAATTAAAAAACAGTTAATACTTATAAACAATGGAACAAAAACAGTCCTCACTGAGGGTATTTCTAAGTTACTAAAGGAGAGTAATATGAATAGAAGAAATCGTCGACGTAGTCGACTTAATGAAAACGCCTGGTGGTTGTTTGAAGCTGAGGGCGATGAAAAAGAAGCAGAAGAAGCAGAAGCTGGATTCGATGATGAAGAAGAAGGCGGAGACGAAGAAGACTTTGACATGGATGATGAAGACATGGGTGAAGACGAAGAAATAGACGTCGATGTTGATGCGATTAAATCTGCTGTCGAAGATCTTGCTGCGGCCGTTGGTTTAGAAGTAGATGAAGGTGGAGCAGATGATGAAGACATGGACTTCGGAGATGATGAAGACATGGACTTCGATGATGAAGATTTTGGAGACGATGATGCTGATGCCGATGATGCTGATGATGCTGATGCCGATGAAGGTTACATGGCTGAAGAAGATGAGAAAGAAGTTGTTGAAATTTCTGAATCTATGCTTCGAAGAGAACTTAGAAAAATGAATGAGTCGAAAAGACGTCGTAGAAGAACACCTAGAAGAAGACGTAGATTAAGAGAAAGCGAAGCTAAAGATGCAGCATCTTCTTTTGGTGGTGGAAAAGCTGAGAAAGATATGTTCGTAGATGTTTCTGAAGAATCATTGCTTAATGCATTGGCTGAAGAGCTAGGTGATGCTCATGATATGACTATCAACTCTGAGCATGCAGAAGGCGGCGCAGATAAAATGGTTGGTCACTTTGGTGGTGGATCAATTCAAAAAGGTGTTGTACCTGAAGCTCGATTGCGTAGAGAAAGACGCAGAGCTCGAATTGCAGAAAGAAAAGCAATAGCTGCTAAAAAAGAATTGCGTGAGTCGAATCTTTTTAACGCAAAGTTGCTTTATGTTAATAAACTTTTACAAAACCATAACTTGTCAAAGAAACAACAACGTGCTATTGTTGAGGCTCTCGATAATGCTAAAACAGTACGTGAAGCAAAATTGTTATTTACTTCTTTGACAGAATCACTTCAGAGACGTAACACTAAGGGCAGTGCACGTCGATTGTCTGAAGGGCGTATAATAGGATCTGGATCAAGCAAATCAGTCCGTAGTGGGTCTCCTGCTAAAATTGGAACTGAGTTAGATCGATGGCAGGTACTCGCTGGTATTAAAAAATAAGCCCGTTCAATTATACCTTAATTTATAAAACAAAATTTATTGGAGATTTTTTATGTCTTTTAATGTAAAAATGTTGACTGAAGGTATCCGTGAACGACACATGGGCGCTCAACACAAACGCCTAGTCGAGAAATGGAACCGCACCGGTCTACTTAGAGGTCTTAATGGCCAAAACAAAGAAAATATGTCTGTATTGCTTGAAAACCAAGCTGCTCAAGTATTGCGTGAAGCTAACACACTTGGAAATGGTGGATCTGCTTCCGGTGATATTCGTGGTTTCCAAAACGTAGCATTTCCTATCGTTCGTCGTGTATTCGGTGGATTGGTTGCTAACGAATTGGTTTCTATTCAACCAATGTCACTTCCTTCCGGACTTCTTTTCTATCTAGATTACACATACGGATCAAATGTTGGTGGATCAGATCAATCTGGAACAGATAACGACAGCTCAGTGTACACTTCTGGACAATCTATTTATAACAATCCTACTGGTAAGGGAATTCAAAGCGGTTCTCAAGCAACTGGTGGTCAATACGACTTGCTTGGTTCTGGTTTTTCCAGACGTCATGTAACACAAAAGTTTGACAACTCTGATAGTGAATTAATTTTAGGTGCATTTACAGATTTTAATACTTGGTCTACTACAACAAATCTTATTCAAGAAGGTACAGCTAGTGCCGATGCTCAGGACTTGTTCTCTGCAGGTAACGGTCGTTTTTCTGGATATGATACAGCACTTGCTAATCGTATTGACAATGGTGATTATGATGCAATTTGGGCTTTGGTAAAGCTTTCTCAACTAACTAGTTCTTTGGGCAAAGTTGATGAAACCATGGTTAAAGACATCGGTCTTTTTACAACTGGTACAGTTAACGTCAGTACTAACATAGGTGCTTTTGACACAACTGATCAGCCTGGTAACAACCTTCTTAACCTTCGAAGATTGAATCAAATTGTACAATACAATAGTAGTACAAACAAAGTAACTCCTGCACCACTAGCGACATCTGATGTAGCTGATGCATATCTTTTGACACTTCTTCGAATGGATGGAGCTTTAACTATAGTTCCTGCATCTGGTGACATTGGTGACGAAGATATTTCTGTTTCTTATCCTATTAAGGCACAGCTTGATGTTGGTTCTACAACTGGTGATGCATTGACTATTCCAACATTCGAATCAAACCTTGATAGCCAAAACGGTAGTTCTTATTCACAAGTTTCCCCTGTTATTCCAGAAATTGATATCAAAATTGAATCTCTTTCAGTAACAGCTGTAACTCGTAAGTTGCGTGCTCGTTGGTCTCCAGAATTGGCACAAGATCTTAATGCTTATCACTCATTGGATGCTGAAGTTGAATTGACACAAATCCTTTCCGAGCAAATTGCTCTTGAATTGGACCGTGAAATTCTTAATGACTTGTTGACAGCTGCTAATGGTGCTAACTTCTTCTGGTCACGTGCTCCTGGAAAATTTGTTAACAAAGAGCGTGG